AAAAACAATTGGCTGCTATGACTAAAGCGAAGTTGGACCCTAGGACAAACAGGTGGAGAGTCCCTGGCTATGGTCTGTACACCGAACAGCAATACTCCACCATTCTTGCAACATTGAAAACAAATACTGCCAACCCTCCATCTAGTCCTTCTGGCAACAATGACAATCCCCCTCCTGCAACCCCTGGCAGTAGGCAACCAAAAGATTATGGGAATACAAAACCAAAAACAGCGATTGCTGGTGACACATATACAAACTCAAAGAACGTCAAGTTCACATTCCAAAATGGTAAATGGGTTCGTACCGCAACACTTAATACCGCTGGCACACCAGGGGCAACTGTAGTTGTTGACGGTAAGAAAGTTGTTGTTGGTTCGCCAGAGTGGAAGACAATTATTCAAGAAGAATTTGGTTCAATGTGGGACGTTTACAACAGTGACCAAGAGGTTAAAAAAGTTATTGATGAATCAGTCCGTCTTGGTTACTTTGATGACGAAACAAAGATGACTGCGAAACTCCAAAACACCACATGGTTCCGTACTACACAACAGTCTGCACGTCAGTTTGCTATTCAGCAATCAACCGACCCTGCTACTTCTGAAGCGAAAATAACTTCAACAATTGAAGACATGAGGGCTAACGCAGGAGCGCAAGGGTTGACCCTGAACGATGCGACTTTGCGTAAACTTGCTATTGACTCATTGAAGTTTGGTTGGTCTGACCAGCAGAAATTAAACGCTTTGGGTTCTGAGCAGGTAGCACAAGCGCAACTTGGCGGTCCACAGGGGATGGCTAATTTGCGTCAGTCTTCTGTTGGTCGCAACCTTCGTGCTAAGGCGGCAACGTATTTCCAGAAACCAAGTGAACAGATGATTGAAACTTGGACGCAGCAGGTTCTTACTGGTCAAAAGAGCGAGGTTCAATGGGATGAGTTGATGCGTAACTCTGCCCGCACCCAGTTCCGTTCTTTGCAGCCAGCCCTTGACCGTGGTGAAGATGTTGATACTGCCATGTATGCCTACAAGCAGCAGGCACAGGCAGTCCTTGGGTCTTCTATTGATGCAACACAGATTGACTGGACGCAGGACAAGTGGAATAAGGCATTGAATTACCGTGACCCTAAAACGAATGAATTTCGTCAGATGGATTTGTGGGAATGGAATAGGTATCTTCGTACTCTCCCTGAGTGGCAGAATACAGATGAGGCAAAGATTGCGTATGACAACCTGGCGCAATCGTTGGCTCGTGGATTTGGAAAGACGGCGTAATGTCAGCACGTGATAATGCAATTGAGTTTCTACGGCAGTATGGGTTGGAGTCTTTGATTACCAATCTTGATGCTGCTTTGCAGGAAGACCCAACCCAGTTCCAGGGTCAGTTCGGTGAAGAAAATATGTTTCGTGCCGTTCGTGACACCCCGTTGTATAAGGCTCGTTTCAGGGGTTTGGAGTTGCGTAAGCAGAATGGCTATAGGGCTATCAGCGAACGTGACTATCTCACGATTGAGAAGGAGTTTGAACAGACCCTTCGTGCCAATAGTATGCCCAGAGGGTTTTACGATACACAGGAAGACTTTGCAAACTTCATCGGCAACGATGTCCGTTCCGACGAACTGAACACCCGCCTTCAGCAAGGGTACCGAGCAGTAATGGAAACCGAACCAGGTGCTAAAGAAGAACTTAAACGTCTTTACGGCATTGGCGATTCCGACATTGCAGCGTTCCTTATTGACCCAACAAGGTTCCAACAGTCAGAGGCTGTTAAGAAGGCTGAGGCTGCCCGTCGTGCAAATGCTGCCCGTGAAGCAGGTATGCAACTCACTGCTGCCCAGTCAGAAGAACTAGTCAACCGTGGCATCGGACAAGGCAGAGCGCAAGAAGTGTTCCAGGAACTTGGCGCAACCCAAGAACTATTTACCCCTATGACCGTAGGTGAAACTGCTATTACACAGGAAGAACAAATCGCTGGAGCCTTCGGAACTAATGCAGCCGCAGCACAACGCATCGCAACACGCAGAGCAAAACGTAAAGCAGCCTTTCAAGAAGGTGGCGGTCTAGCCGAAACCCAACAAGGAGTCACAGGGCTACGCACAGCAGGACAGTAGTGTGCTATAGTTCACAACGTAAGCCGATGGCTGAAACCTACGGGAAATCCCCCGATACCGTAGCGTCACATGGGGTGTAAATCATGTAGCCACCACGTTCCTCCGATGTGGTGTGGACCTAAGGAGAGTGCCATATGTCAGATTTCGCAGATACCTACGAAGACGACGAATCCATCTATGACGAGCCAGTCCAAGACACGAACCCCGTTCGGTCACGGATGAAGCAGTTGGAGAAGGAAAACCGTGAAGCCAAGAAACTTGTCGCTGAACTCCAAACCGCAGCAAAAGAACTATCTTTTGTGAAGGCAGGGATTGACGTGACAGACCCAAAGTTTAAATACTTTGTTAAAGGCTACGACGGTGAAACCACTCCAGAGGCTATTAGGCAAGCCGCAGAGGAAGCACAACTGATTACACCTCAAGCCAAGCCACAGGACACCGACAAGGCAGCCTGGCAGCAAACCAACAGGATTGCCGCTGGAGCCGAAACCGCATCAAGTGGACCATCTTGGATGAAACGAATCAATGATGCGTCGTCCCAAGAAGAACTGTTAGCGATTTTTGCAGAGGCACAAGCCCAAGGCGTTGACCTTGGGGAAATTTAAACCCTCTACCTATTAAGGAAAAAATCAAATGGCTGATTACTACGCAGCAGAAACAGGCACCTCCAACCTTTCGGTTGACCAGGTTGCTTTTGAGAAGTTGGCATACTTTGCCCTTCGTCCAGAAATGTACTTTGACCAGTTCGCAGACGTGCAAGCCACGAACGCAACAAACCCAGGTGCATCCGTTAAGTTCACGGTCTTCGCAGACCTTGCAGCAGCAACAACTGAACTTGGTGAAGCAGAAGACGTAACCCCAGTCGCAATGAGCGACAACCAGGTTACCGTCACACTCAAGGAATACGGTAACGCAACAGTTACCACGGCGAAACTTCGTGCTTCGTCTTTCCTCCCTGTGGACCCAGTAGCCGCTAACGCTGTTGGTTACAACGCTGGTTTGTCAATTGACACCATCGCTCGTGATGTCCTTCAGGCTGGCACAAACGTCATCTACGCAACAGGTGGCGCAACCCAGGAAACAGCACGTGTTGACCTTGACGCTGATGACACCATCACTGCTAAGGACATCCGTCGTGCAGTTGCACAATTGCGTGGAGCAAACGTTCCAACCATCGGTGGCAACTATGTCGGTTTCATCCACCCAGACGTATCGTATGACCTTCGTGGCATCACCGATGCTTCAGGCTGGCGTGACTCGTACAAGTACACCAACGCAATGCCTCTTTACAACGGTGAAATTGGTATGTTTGAAGGTGTTCGTTTCATGGAGTCGCCACGTGCGCCTCTGTTCGCTAACGCAGCAAACACCACAGTTGACGTGTACGGTACCCTCATCATGGGTCAGCAGGCACTTGCCAAGGCTGTCTCAATGGGTGGCGAGTATGGTTCACAGCCAACAATCGTTTACGGTGCAGTCACCGACCTCCTCCAGCGTTTCCGTCCAGTCGGTTGGAAGCACTTCGTTGGTTACGGTGTGTTCCGTCAGGAAGCATTGCGCCGCATTGAATCATCTTCAAGCATCGGTGTAAACGCCTAATAACCCCTGTATAGTGTCCGTGTCCCAGAGACACAGCACAGCAAGCGAAAGCCCTTCACTTCGGTGGGGGGCTTTTGCTATTGTGTAGACATGGCAACATTTCGCCCACCAACAGACAACTTTGTGAACTGGGCTTTGCCAGGGGAACGTGGAATCCTTGCGTATCTGAAACCAGGTAGGCGTGGACGTAACGTGTTCAAACTAAAAGACGGGTCATTCACTGAATGGCAACCAGGGGACTTTGAAGATATTGCTTTCACCTACCACGGTGGGCATATCCACGAGTTGACCGAACAAGAGGAAGCAGACCTTCGGGCTGCTGGATACGGGGATTACATTGAAGCATAGAGAGAAGCATCCAAATCTGGATGTTGAAGGTTGTTTCGGGTGCAAGGTTGCAGGGGTCCAGATTGGGTCTAACTCCACCACCACCAAAGGTGAATCTGTAGCCGCTATTAACCAACGTGAAAAGAACTGGTCAAAAGATATGCCTGCCTATAAGCGTTTGCGGGCTGAAGGTTTGCAGCCTAAAACGATTGATGGCTGTCATGCTGTGGAACAGTTGGCAACTTCTCGTCATCAGATTGAAGGAACTCCAGCACCGCAATAGTGCTATGATTATTACCGTATGGCTCAACCTGCTGACCAAGACCTAATTCTCACCCGTGGTGACACCGAGACCCTAGTCGTAACTATCACGACTGATGGGTCTACTGCTGTTAATATCACTGGTCGCACTTATCGGGCGCAGATTCGCAGCACTCAGGACTCCACCACTATCAAGGCTTCGTTTTCTTGCGTCGTGACTTCGGGTGCTTTAGGTCAGGTAACTTGCACTTTGACTTCTACGTCTTCTTCTGCTTTGTCTGCTGGTTTGTATTTTTGGGACCTTGAAGAAAATGCGTCAGGTGTTATTTCAACAATCTTGGCAGGCAATGTGACGGTTCTTGCCGATGTGACGAGGTAGTAATGGCTACTACAAACATTGTCATCACACGTACAACTGAAACGCTTGGGTTAATTACTTCTAATGTTGTGACCCTTGTTGGTTCTTCTGCTGCTGGACCAGCAGGACCTACAGGTTCGCAGGGTGTCACTGGTCCGACTGGTCCTACAGGTTCGCAGGGCATTACTGGTCCGACTGGTCCTACAGGTGCCACTGGCGCAGCCAGTACCGTCACAGGACCACAAGGCGTTACGGGACCTACTGGCGCAACAGGTTTAACAGGGGCAACGGGACCCACTGGTTCCACAGGACTACAAGGTGTAACAGGACCTATTGGTCCTACTGGTCCACAGGGAGCCATCGGACCGACTGGCGCACAGGGACCGACTGGCACACAGGGTATTCAAGGCATCCAAGGAAACCAAGGCGTAACGGGTCCTACGGGTTCTACTGGTCCTACAGGTCCTACAGGTGCCACTGGTGCTGATTCGTTTGTTACGGGACCTACAGGCGCTACAGGACCTACAGGTGCTACAGGTGCTACAGGGGCAGCCAGTACCGTCACAGGTCCTACTGGTCCTACTGGTCCGCAGGGTCAGTCGTCAAGTTTCTACGACTACAGAATTGACACAGGAACTACAAGCGGCAACCCTGGCACTGCTTTAATTGCATACAACAACGCAACCCAAACTTCCGCAACACAGTTACAAATCAACCACATTGATGTTGATGGTTATGACATTGACTTGTTTCTCGGACTGCTAAAAGCGAACGACACTGTTTATATCCAAGATGCTGCGAACTCTGCTAACTTCCAAAAGTTCATTGTCAGTGGAGCGATTACAGACCATGTGAATTCTTGGGTTGATGTTCCTGTTACTTACTCAACTAGCGGTGGTACAGGTGCATCAGGGTTTGCAGACAACCTGCTTGTCCTTCTTGTTATCGCCAACATTGGACCGACAGGACCTACGGGTGCAACAGGTGCGACAGGTGCTGCCTCTACAGTTACGGGACCTACTGGCGCAACAGGTGCGTCTGGCACCAACGGCACCAACGGCATAGATGGAGCAACAGGACCAACAGGACCAACTGGTGCTACTGGCTCCAATGGTGCGACAGGTCCAACTGGAGCGCAAGGTCCTACAGGCTCACAAGGCATCCAAGGGAATGATGGTGCGACGGGACCCACAGGTGCTACAGGAGCAGCCGCTTCTTTTTCCAACGCACAAACAATCAACGCCCAAACAGGGACAACATACAGTTTGGTTTCGGGTGACGCAGGGAAAATGGTTACTTTAAACAATGCGTCAGCAATCACCGTCACGGTT